TCCACCTATGTGGACACACAAACATACTGCCCATAAACCAATACAAGAACCAAAATATATTATAGGAAGTTATTTGCATTATGTCTGAAAAAATTGAACACACCATATTAAGAAATTTATTTTGTAACGAAGAATATACTAGAAAAGTTATTCCGTTTATAAAACCAGAATACTTTGTTAAAAGAGAAGAACAGCTTTTATACCAAGAAGTATTTAACTTCATAGAAAACTATAAAAATCCTCCAACAAAAGAAACCATAACTATCGAGTTAGGCAAAAGAAGAGATTTAACCGAGGAAGAGTTAAGAGGTGTCAAAGATATTGTCAATCTATTAAATGATGATAGAGTTGACCAACAATGGCTATTAGATACTACAGAAAAATGGTGTAAAGATCGTGCTGTTCACAATGCAGTTATTGATGGTATTAAAATATTAGATAACAAAGATAAGAAGAGAACACCTGAATCTATTCCAACTATCTTATCAGACGCCTTAGCTGTTAGTTTTGACAATCACATAGGGCATGATTATATTGCAGACGCTGATAAACGATTTGATTGGTATCACACCAAAGAGAAAAAGTTTCAGTTTGATTTAGATTATTTTAATCGTATTACAAAAGGTGGTGTACCAAGTAAAACACTTAACATTGCTCTTGCAGGTACAGGTGTTGGTAAGTCCTTGTTTATGTGTCATGTAGCTTCTAGTTTTTTGACACAAGGTAAGAATGTATTGTATATTACTTTAGAAATGGCTGAAGAAAGAATTGCTGAAAGAATTGACGCAAACTTATTTGATATTTCTATGGATGATATTAGAGATATGCCTAAAGAATTGTATGATACGAAAGTTGATAAGTTAAATGCAAAGACAAAAGGTCAATTAATTATCAAAGAATATCCTACAGCTTCTGCTCATAGTGGTCACTTTAGAGCATTGATGAATGAATTATCTTTAAAGAAGTCTTTTAAACCTGATGTAGTGTTTATTGATTATTTAAATATATGTGCTAGTGCAAGATTTAAAGGTGGTAATATATCATCTTACTTCTATGTAAAAGCAATTGCTGAAGAACTAAGAGGTCTGGCTGTCGAGTTTGATATGCCTATCTTTAGTGCTACACAAACAACCAGAACTGGTTTTGTATCAACTGATATTGGTTTAGAAGATACATCTGAAAGTTTTGGTTTACCGGCAACTGCTGACTTCATGTTTGCCTTAATGTCTAACGAAGAATTAGAAGCATTAGGTCAAATGAAAGTTAAACAGTTAAAGAATCGTTACAATGACCCTAGTATGAATAGGGCATTTATCGTAGGTGTTGACAGAGCTAAAATGAGATTATATGATGTAGAAAACAATGCTCAGAATATTGTTGACGCTAATCAAACCAAACAGAATGAAAACTATCCTAAGCCAGAGGACGCATACAGCAAGTTTTCAGATTTTAAAATATAGGAGTATATAATGGCAAACTTTAAAACATTTACCAATGCTTCAGCACCTTACGAGGGCAAGAAAATCGCCATTGACATGGATAGAATTGCTTGTTTCTTTGAAGATGTATTGAAAGCAGATGAAGGTAAACATACGACCATTTGGTCAAAAGAAAATACTTGGACAGTCCAAGAAAGTTACGACAAAGTTATAGAAATAACGGAGAAAAAATAATGCTAGGTGGAAACTTGTTTAATATCCCTTACTATACAGTACCAGTATTAAACTTTAAAAACGAAAAGAAAAAGAAGTTAGTAAATCTTTTAAAGTCTTATCCTGAAGAAAGAACAGGTATACAAACCTTTACCACAAATAGGCAAACTGATAGACAAGGTTTAGTAAATGGATTTATACAAATCTTAGGTGAAGAATTCGAAATGATATCACAACAGATAAAAAAATCTTGTTCTATTGAAGATATATGGTCTGTTACATATAATAAAGGAGATTATCATTCTCCACACAATCATGGTTCTTTAGGTCTAGCAGGTATTTTATACTTAGATTTACCTAATGGAAGCTCTGTAACAAATTATATTCAACCATGGAATAATATAGAAACAGATACTACAATTTATTATCCTTTACCTGTATCAGAGGGTCAAATTGTTGTTGTACCTCAATTTGTACAACACTTTAGTCCTCCTCATAATGCCAAAAAAGGTAAGAAAAGAATTATATCATTTGATATGAATTTTGTGCAAGGAGATAATGCCTAAAAAACAAAAAGTAAGATTTCACAAAGGTGACAAAAAGCCTGGTGGTGCTAATTTGAAGGAGAAAGACTTGTACTACACAAAGAAAATGGTAAAAAAAGGTAGAAAGATAGTATGGCATACTATCGAACATCCATCAAAGAGAATTATATCAGAATATTTTTTTGAAGAAGACGCCTCGAAGTGGGTAAAATTTCAAAATAAGAATAAGGTTTGGTTGGTCAATGGTGGCATTCCAGACTTCTTGTGTCTAAAAGGTGAATTAAAGGCTTGACTCTTAGTTAAAACTACTGTATAAATAGTAGTATGCCAACTGTATCACCATATTACAAAACAAAAACTGGACCAAATCCATTCTATACAATGGATTCTGTGACTATATCATCTACTAGGGACGCCTTAAAAAAAGTTGGTATTAAACTTAAACCTAATGAAGTAATATTATATAGATGTGTAGATAAAGTAAAAGGTAAAACTATTATTGATTCAAGAGGTTCATATTTTTTTCAATTAGCTACAGATAAAAATACAAATTTACCTTATGGTATAAAAACTACCAAAAAACAAATTACAGGTCATTTAGGCACTAAGCAGAGAAAAGATAGTACAGCTTCATCAAATGTAAATGAGTTTTGTACTATGTATTTTATGATTAATAAACCTATGACACCTTCTCAATTAGAAAAACATTGTACTTTAATGGGTAACAAATCAACAGGTGTTTTAACAGGTGAAGGCAAACCTGTAACCTTTGATGATTTATCAGAGTTGATAGATAAAGATGAAACCCCAGATAGAGATATAAAAATTGGTCTTAACAATGCAAAAGCAGTATTAAAAGATATTACAAGAAAAAAAATTGAGAAATATTTTTGGGTGCCTAGAGGAAAACCAACTGGCATATCTCCTAAAACACCGTCAGATGTTATATTAAAATTTACAGATGGAAGTTTTCAAGGTTATTCAAATAAGATAGCTGCAGGTTCAGACGAAACACCAAAATTTAATACCAATATTACAGCTTACTACGATAAGTTAGGTAATAATGTACAATTAAATAATATTAGGAAATTAATTGACAACTCATGGAATCAAGCTGCCAAAGATGTTAAAAAAACAAATGCTAAAAAGGCAATACAGGCATTTGACATAACAAAAGAGAAATTTAGTGAAACTGCTTCTAGTGAGGAGTTTGGCAGATTAGCAGCCAAGTTTAGAGCAGATGGTTTAGATTTTTATGGTGAAGATTTTTATTATAAGTTTAGAAATAATCATATTAAAAATCTTGTAAAGTATTTAAAAGATAATAGAAACTTAGTTTATTTCTTAAATACAATTTATTTTTATACTTATGATGACCCTAGAGTTTCTTTCACACCATGTCCCTACAAACTATTAGTAGGTAGAGAAGCTGGTGAGAGTACAATCAAAGATGTATCAGCCGACAATGCTTTACAAAGTGTACTATTTAATAAAAAAGTTAATAAATTAACAAAACTAAATCATACTTATGATGGTACTTCACAAGCATTTAATTTAAATTTTACCTATGAGGGTAAAATGGTTAACATCAAAATCACAATAAGAACCAGAGCTGCTGGTGGATGGCAAGGAAAATCACTATATATTAACACCCCAGGTGTTAAATTTAAGTAAAAAAAGTGAAAAAAGTGCTTGCCATGACCAGCGGAATATGTTATAATACCAGTATTAAATCGTATAAATAGTATTGTATGATTTGTTAATGGGTATTTGAATATTATATAAATGGATAAATTGGAGAACAAATGTTTAGTTTTAAAGGCTTTTTCACACAGGAAAAGAACACACACCTCGAACACTTAGAAGACGATATAATTAATCGTGGTTCAAAGGGTGGTGTAAATGCAATCAACTTCCTAAATTCAGTACGAAATATGCTTGCCGGCAATATTGGTGGTAAGTTAAATATGTCTGTAAAGTGGGACGGTGCACCAGCCGTATTCTGTGGTACTAATCCAGAAAATGGTAAATTCTTTGTAGGAACAAAGTCAGTATTCAACAAATCTCCGAAAATCAACTATACACCAACTGATATAAGACGAAATCATGGTGGTGAACTCGCTAACAAACTACAAGTGTGTTTGAGAGAACTACCGAAATTGGGGTTAGATGGTATTTACCAAGGAGATTTACTTTTCACAAGAGGTGATTTAAAGGCCGTTGCCATTGACGGAGAAAAAATGATTACCTTTACACCTAATACAATCACTTATGCTGTACCAGCAGGTAGTGATATTGCTAGAAGAATAGCCAGAGCAAAATTAGGTATTGTGTTTCATACAAAGTATTCAGGTAAAACAATGTCATCTTTAACTGCCGGTTTCGGTAGTATCAAAGGTCAAGGTCCTTCTTCCGTATTTTTAGCGTCAGCAGCTTTTACAGATACATCTGGTTCAGCAACATTTAATAAATCAGAGTTAAGTAGATTTGACGCATTGATAAGAATGGCTCAAGGGTCATTATCAAAAGCAAAACCTATTTTAGATGAAATGTCTAAAACATCTATGAGTGACCAAATATCTGTTGGTTACAGATTAAAAACATACTTCAATTCATATATTAGAAACTCAAAACAAGGCATGGAAAAAGTTGCAGTAATGCAACAAGGGTTTAGAGATTATTACGAAAGTTTTATAGACGCAGAAATAGCTAGTCGTAAAACAGATAAAGGTAAAGAGAAATTTATACAACAAAAGAAAGTTGGTCTACAGTTTATTGATAGAAATAGACAAGCATTATACTTTGCAATTGCAAGTCATATTAGTTTAGGTAATGCAAAGAACTTTTTGATACAAAAATTAAATCAAGTACAAAGTATTGGTCACTTCTTACGAACACCGACAGGTTATAAAGTAACAGCACCTGAGGGTTTTGTTGCAGTTGACAGAGTTGCTGGTGCAATTAAACTTGTAGATAGATTAGAATTTAGTAGAGCAAACTTTACAATTGCTAAAGATTGGGTAAAAGGATAATGATAAGAATAATTGATTGGTACTATAGTGTATTAGAACATATTGGTGTTAAACTAGGTGGTTTTGCATGGCAAAAAAGATGGTGCAATAGAGAAAAAGGTACAGGCTACTGGAGAAGTAGAACACAACAAGTAAAATATTTAAGTGGAAAAGGCAAATAATGTATCAAAGAATAGAAGGTTTTAAACAATATTTTTTTGAGGCAATCAACGGACCTAAAATCATTATGATTGGTGGACCAGGTTCTGGTAAATCAACATACTCAGAATTAATAAAGAAAGAATTAGGTATCGCTCACATTTATACAGGTGATATGATGAGAGCCTTAGCAAAACAAGATACACCAGATGGCAAAAAAGTAAAAGACTTATTATCTAAAGGTGAATTTGCACCTACACCTATTGTGATAAACGCAGTAAAGGAAAGAATGAAACAACCAGACGCACAAAAAGGATATGTGTTTGATGGTTTTCCTAGAAATGTAGAACAAGCAGGTGCTATGGAAGCAAAAGGTATTGAATATGATTATGTAATTAATCTTGTAGTATCTGAGGAAGAAGTTGTTAAAAGATTGACTGCCAGAGGTAGAGCAGATGATAAACCAGAGATAATTAAAAACAGAATTAAAGTATATCATAGAGAAACAGCGC